GGGCACACGACCGTGCTGTAAGGGAGATGGAGAGCCGCTTCGGCAGGCAGGAGGTGGCAGAGGAGGCGGAGCTTAGCAGGAGGATTCTGGAGTCGGCCAGGAAGGAGGGGGTCAGGATAGCGATGGCCACCCCCGAGAGGAGGGGCGATGGACGTTAGGCCCAGGACATCCCCCGAGGTCCTCGGTACCTCCCCCTCCGGCCGCTGGCTGGGGGCATCCCCGTCCGCCGACTCCAGGCTCACGCCTGGGGCAGAGCTTGCCCGCAGCCTCAGCGAGGGGGTCGTCAACCGGGTCCCCCCGAAGTACATCCAGGAGGTAAGGGGCAGGGTGACCGAGGCATGCAGCGAGATTATAGGCATAGGGGCGAGGATACGCCCGCTCATGGTAGACGGCACCCAGCGGGGGTGGGTAAGGGGGTTCTTCAATACCGAGAGGCGTATCCTCCTCAGGTGGGTGCCGGACCCCCTCGACTTCGTGTACCGCTGCCTGCTGCTCTCCACCTCCCTGGCGGAGGAGGAGGTGACTGCCCTCTCCTCCCTGGAGGTCGTCAGGCTGGTAAGGCTGGTCACGGCCATGGGCGAGAGGGACTCCTCCCTCTATCCCTACCTGTCCGCCTTCTCTACCACCAGGGACTCGGAGTGCCTCTGGCACAGCGGGGGGCAGTATGCCTCCTTCGAGAACCGCAGGGTCGCCATGCCGGACGGGAAGCACATATCCATCCTTTGCCCCTCCGACCATGCCCGCCTCTGGGCCTCCCTCTGCACCTACCGCGAGCAGGCCAAGAAGCGCCTGGACGAGAACTGGAACGCCGTGCTGATAATACGCCCGTGGGCAGGCAAGTCCGTGGACGGCCTCGTGGCGGAGCTGAAGGGCGTCACCAAGCAGATGAAGGCGGATGCCCTGGAGCCGTGGGAGGGCATAGTCTCCGCCCCCCCGGACAAGTCCCTTGACGACGGGTGGGCGCACATAGAGAACATGGAGACCAAGGAGGGCATGCTCAGGGAGCTTCACGGGATGCTCAGCAACGACCGCCACGAGCAGCTAATGGCCGAGTTCGAGAGGCAGCAGATTGAGGCCGCAGAGCAGCGCAAGAGGCAGCTAGAGCGCATCGCGGCAGGGCGCGGCGGCCCTGGTATCAACAGGGAGGTCATCAGGGTGGAGACAGAGGTGGGGGCCTTCAAGAAGGAGAGGGAACTCAGGAAGGGGAGGATAGCCCCCCCTCCCGTGGCGGACAGGTATGCCGCAGACAGGAGCACCGGCACGGACATAGGGGAGAGAATAAAGAGGTACCAGCAGTAGGCTACTTCTTCCCGGAGAAGTAGGAGCCGATGCCCATTGCCGCTGCTGTCCCAAGGCATGTTGCCGCAACGGCATAGGGGTGGTTGTAGAGGGGGTGGCCGGGCTCCCCCGACCTCCTCTCTTGCTCCCACCTGGAGGCATGCTGTAGGCTGCGCCAGGCGGGGTAGGCGAACCACGCCAGGGCCCAGCATACCGGCCACGCCATGGGCGTGTTGGGGGCAGGGCAGACCAGGCAGGTGACCGCTGCATAGAGGAGCCAGAAGGGCACCATCCCCACCACTATCCACAGGGCAGCGAACACCGACATATAGAGCATCCCGAGGAACATGACAGGCAGCGACCAGTCCAGCATCCACCTGTTCCCCGTCATGACGGCGCACAGGGGGAATGCCAGGAAGAAGGCAGTCAAGACCATCACTGCCTTGTTCCTTATGTACTTAAGGGTGTTCTTAAACCCGTTGGGCATCCTGAGCTTGTATACTATGTCTAGCGCCGAGTCTTTCAGCCTTTCCATCGCCCCCCCTGGGAAGGGCAGGTCGTACCTATAGAGTGTTTTCCATAGCTCGGGGTTTACCTCTACCTCCCATTCCGTCCACTCGTCAGGGTGTACCCCTTCCAGTACTTGCCAGGGCCGGAGGGGCTCCCTGGCGGCCACCAGCCTGCGCCACTGCCAGCTTTCCCTATACTCCAGTGTATCCCCGTAAATCTCCCTGTTCTTTGCCATGGTAACCCTTTCCTCCATTATCATTATACACCAGTCTACACGCCATGGCCCAGGATTCTGGCAATTCTGACATAAACAACTGCCACCTCACTAAGTAGGAGGGCACATGAGCGAGGAGACCAAGCAGAGCGCCGAGGCACAGCCGACGGCCCCCAAGTCCCTGGAGGAGGTCATCCTTGGCCTCAAGGGGTTCGGGATAGAGGAGAACGAGGAGATTCTCAACTTCGAGGCGTCCGAGAGGAAAATCAGCCTCAGGATATCCAACATCCCCACGGAGCAGGAGATGAAGGCCCTGGTGGCCACCGAGGAGTTCAAGGGGTATGCCTGGGTCCAGCGCATCCGGTGCGAGATGCTCTCCAGGGCAGTGACCTGGATTAACGGCATAAGCATCAAGGACCTTGCCCCCGAGCAGAGGATAGTCACCGACCCCACTACCCCTGACAAGGCAAGGTGTGACGTGCAGGTCGCCCTGCGCAACATACTCCTGGGATGGGGCCAGGAGGTCGTTCAGACCCTCTGGAAGATGCTCATGGTACACTCCGACAGGATTGAGAAGCGCATGCAGGCCAGCTTCCCCGACTCGACGCTTATGACCGACGTGGAGAAGCGCCTGTTCGAGGCCGCCCTCAGGGAGATACACGATGCCAGCAGGGAGGTCATAGAGGACACGGTGGCCAAGGTCACAGAGGGGCTCCTGCCCGCTGAGCAGGGCAAGGAAGGCACGGAGTAGCCAGGGGATAGCCAATGCCCGACATCAACGACCAGCAGAGGACGCTACAGGGCCTCCTCAACACGATGAACGATTTCTCGGTCACCATGGCCGCCACGATGGACATGATGAACGAGAAGACCCGCCAGTTCATCGAGGTCTCGGACAAGCTCGTTGAGAGGTGGGGCACCATGGCGGACGATGCCAAGTCGTTCGTTGCCCACGTGGACCAGATGGAGAAGGGGTTCACCGAGGTCCTCCGCATGGTCGGCAAGCTCAAGGGCGGCATATTCAACCAGCGGGAGGTAAGGTACGTCAGGGAGGACTTCGAGAAGATAGCCAAGGCGGCCAAGCAAATCCTGGACGACGAGGGCCGCACTGCTAACGAGCGCCACCGGGCGAGGCAGACGCTCGATGCCATGACCAGGAGCCTTGAGAAGCTCAGGGATGTTACCGCTGTAACCCCTAAGCTAGCGGGAGAACTCAGGAAAGAGCTGGAAGGGGTAGAGGGCACCCTTGGCTCAATCCGCAGGGAGATGGAGAAGACCCGCAGTGCATTCGATGCCGTGGGCTCGGCCCTGCGGGATACCTTCGGGAATGTAAGGCTGTTCGAGCCGTTTACTCGGTTCTTTGACAAGTATCGCAGGCTGAAGGAGACTGGCGAGAGCATCAAGAAGACAGCCGAGGAGAACATAAAGAGGAGGGTAGAGGCATACCAGGTGAAGGCTGCCGGGAGGGAGGACCCCCTCCAGGAGCTACTCCATCGTATCCCGGTCACCCCGAGGGGCAAGATAGACAAGAAGGCCCTCCAGTCTATGGGGGCAGAGCAGAGGGCAGAGGTTGTCAGGGCTGCTCAGGAGGTAGAAGCCTTAAGGCCCAAAGTCCTGGAGGGCATGGTCGAAAGGTTCAGAGGAACCCCCAAGGGCCGCCAGAGGTTGGCACAGGGCATAAGGGAGGCCGCCGGGCAGCTTGTCCGGGAGGGGGGGCCGGTAGGCCCGCTCCCAGCGCCTCCAGGTCCAGCGAGGGAGGTCATAGACTTCAGGGAGGGAGCCCCGGTAGGAGAGAGGTTCGCGGATGCTGCCCGGGCCTCCGAGACCGCCGCAGGCAAGGCGGCTGAGGCGGCCGCAACAGGTGCCTCTGCCGTAGCCGAGGCAGCGGAGACTGCTTCCGCAGTAGCGGCAGCCCCTACTGCCGGAGCAGGGGAAGGGTTGGCGGGCGGTATAGCCGCAGGGGCAGCAGCACCCGTTGCCAGGGCGCTTACAGGGGAGGGGCTGGCGGGCGTAGAGGCGGTGGCAGGTGCAGGGGCAGGAGGAGAGGCCGCCGCTGCAACGATAGGCGGGACGGTGGCAGCGGTCGCAGCCCCCGTGGCGGCCATCGCAGGCGTCCTGATAGCGCTCAAGGAGGCCTTCGACGGGATGGCGGAGGACAACAAGAAGATGTTCTCTGCCATAGGCGCGGGCGGCATCGCTGGCGGCGGCTACATGGCGATGCAGCAGGCACGCAGCCTGCTCAGGATGCCGGGCGAGCTGGGCTTCAAGTACGGCCAGACGGAGCCGAGGAACCTGGAGATGATTCAGGAGATGATTAAGTACGGGATGGGCACCCCCGAGCTGTTCAGGCCCGGCGCTGTCAAGTCTCTGAAGAACACCTTCCTCGGCGAGGCGGGGGTCAGCGGCCTGGCAGGGGTTGCGTTCGGGCCTGCGATGGTGGCAGGGATGGACACCCGGCAGGCGAGCGAGGAGACGATGAAGCTCATCGTCCAGTACGGTAAGTCCATGGAGTCCGTCCATAAGTTCTTCGTGATGCTGTCCGCCGACGTGGACGCCTCCGGGATATCCACCTCCAAGTACCTTGAGATTATCGACGACGTCAACAGCCACTTTAGCCTGCTTACCAAGAGCCTGGGGGATGTCGTCTCGGTGCTCCGCACCCTGGGGAGCACCGGGATGCTGACAGGCGAGTCCCTCAAGGAGTTCTCCCAGGCCTTCATGGTCCCCAAGGGGGCCCCCCTCCCGTGGAGGGCCTACCTGCTGGCCACTGCCCCCCAGGCACTAAAGACAGGCATGCTGAGGGGGATGGAGGCGAACGTCAGGACCCTGGGCGGGGATGTCTATAACAGCCTGGTGGATGCCCTGAAGACGACGGGCATGACCGAGAATGCAGCGCAGAAGGAGCTGAGCGATAAGTATGGTATAAAGTCCGGCGCAGACATAGAGAGCCAGGACGCATCGTATATGACCGGGGTTATAAGCGACATCTCCGGCCGTGCGGGCGAGAAGGGCCAGGAGTATACCCAGGCGGCAGGGACCACCCTAGAGACACTGACCACGCAGGTCGCCCAGGTTATAAAGGGCAGGAGGGCGCTTGCCCCTGGCGGGAGCATGAAGGACATCCTGGAGTTCCTCCCCGGCCCCCAGACGCCGGGGAACGAGATGACCATCAACCTGCTCAACGCGCTCAAGGCCGTCGCCGGGACCGGCTCCGACGAGGAGGCATACCGCAGGCTGATTGCCCCCCGCCAGGGGGAGGAGAGGATTACGAACCAACTCCTGGCGTCCCAACTGGCACCGCTGGGGAACCAGAAGGTAGAGGAGATTATGAAGCTGGTCGGGAAGCCCCTGAAGACCGCAGGCGACCTGGTCAGGCAGGCGGCCGAGGGCAGGCTCTCGCCGATACTGGCAAAGGACTACCTTCCGGGGATAGCCGAGTCCATAAACAAGGTCAGCAAGAACACGGAGCAGATAGACGTCAGCCAGAACATAGATGACCTGGGGAAGGCGGTAAAGAGCCGCCTTGAGAAGAACTTTGCCCTCCGGGGAGAGGCTACACGCGGTATGGCCGTAAGGCTGGACCTCCTGTCGGACATAGCAAACCAGGACTCCGACCTGAACCAGAGCAATGCCAAGGACGCCGAGGACCGAGGCAATGTCTTGCAACGGCACAACCTGGAGCAGGCGATAGGCATAAGGGATACCAACGACTGGCTGGAGGCCATCTGGTCGGTGCTGACTAACCAGATTTACTGGCTGCTGTCGAACACCCTCGGCAGGGCGCTCAAGCTGTTCGGCATAACGCCCCCGGAGATGGGCGTGGACAGGGACACGGGGCGGGTTGTGCCCAAGGAGATGGGAGGCCCCCACTGGGAGCCCCTGAGCAAGGACTTTGCCGTGGCATCCGGCTTTTACAGTGCAGGCGGCCCCGGCGCAGGCAAGGCAGGCGCAGGAGAGGCAGGAGAGGCAGGCGGCATTAGCACAGGCGGGGCAGGCTGGTGGGCCCTCAAGAACCTCAGTGGCCCCGGTGCATTGTGGAATACCCTCCGCTTTGCTGCCGGGCTCGCTGGGATTGGGGGCGCTGGGGCCGCCCCTACGCCCGGAATCGCCCCCGCGCCCGGTGCCCCCGAGCCTGGGGCCCTTGTCCCCGGCACAGGCAACAGCTTTGTCGATACCCTGCTGTACATACTGTCCGATGACTTCGAGGAGGCAGTATACAAGGCCCTCTGGGACAACCGGGACACCCTCTGGAAGGATGCCTGGCTCCCCAGCGTCCATCCTGGGGGCATCCCTGCTGGCCAGGCGGCCCAGCAGATGGGAGGCATGGACAAGGATGTCTTCAGTAAGGTGTTCAACGTTGACGTGAGGAACTACCAGACCAAGACGGACTACCATATGTCCGACCTAAGGACCCCCAACGGCTCGGACATAGGCACAAGCACGGAGATTACCCCCGACAAGGCCAAGAAGCTCGCTGTAGAACTGTCGAACACAGCGATAGGCCAGGCCTCTCAGAGGGGGCTGCTGCCCTCGGGCTTCAGCCCTGTCACCCAGCACTAGGAGACTTTAACCGTTTATGGGAAGCGGCCTAACCAATGTCGGCAATGCCATCGCAGGGGCGGAGGGGTACGGGGTAAGCCCGAGCAACAACCCCACCCGCAACAACAACCCTGGGGATATCAGCTCCAATGGAAGCGTAGTCTCCTACCCTACCATCGAGGCGGGCCAGGCTGCCTTGAACAACCAGATAAACCTGATAGCCAGCGGCACCAGCCCTGTCTACAATGCCTATGCCCAGTCCTTGGGCTTGTCCGACAGCTCGCAGCTCTCCATACAGCAGGTAGGCAGCAAGTGGGCGGAAGACTCCCAGAACTGGGTCAACAACGTCTCTACCTCCCTCGGCGTGGACCCCTCCACCAAGTTCTCGGACGTAGTCAACGGGACAACGCCCACCTCTGCCCCCGGCTCCCCCAACTACCAGACGGTCAACCCCCCCGGCTCGGTGGTGAACATAGGCAGCGGGGACAGCGGCCTTGCCCCCCCTACAAGCTCCCTCTATAACAGGCAGGCCTCGCAGGCGAACTCGGTCACCTCCGACAACCCTACGGTAGGCTATGGCTCCCTGTTCCCTGACGTCGTAATCCAGACCGGCCTAGACGAGACCCCCTGGTACGCGGACAAGGACCTGGTGACCGGCAACCCCAAGGTACGGGGGTCCGTGGACCCGGTAGTGTTCGAGCTTGTGCTCAGGGGCAGGGAGGACTACACCCTTTCCAACAGCCAGCAGGTGCCCATCCAGATACAGCTCAACGCCTCGCTCAAGAGCATGACCACTACCATGAAGCACGTCTTCACCCCCAAGCGCACCAGGACGGGGTGGCATGTCACCATGTGGGGGATGCAGGCGGACACCATAGAGGGGACATGCACGACCGGCGTGTTCATGAACCAGCTCGGGCTGACGGACTTCTTCAGCACCTCCACCCTGAGCAATGACCTCATACAGGCGATGACCAGCGGGTTCAAGTCCGTCTCCCAGGGGGCCGGCAACTTCCCCCTCGTGGGCATCCCCATCCCCCAGACCTTCACGGACGTGTACACCGACCCGGCCACCGGCCGGACCTATACCGGCTCTACCCAGCTCTACACCAACTACCGCCTCGGCAACCAGCAGTCGCCGTCCGTGCAGAGTTCCATCGTCACCCAGCAGAACGCCGACGAGGTCAACAAGTACCTGTCCTCGGGGGGGCACGACCCCGCCAAGGCATTCAGGGTAGCGGCCCAGGACGCCTTCCAGGAGTTCCTGTCCCTGTTCAAGAACAACGGCATGGTCTGGTTCAACACCCAGCAGGCGCTAGGGCCCAACCCCTCCGGCAACAACGAAGTACAGGTTGACGTGGACCAGTGGTCCCCCCAGACGGCCCTGTCTGCCACCAGCATGAACGCCCGCAACAACGATGTCATGACGAGGGGCTCCGTGGTGATGAGGGTCAAGGGCACCACCTACCTCGGGTACTTCAAGAGCCTCAACTGGCAGATGTCGGCTATGAAACCCTTTAGCTGGGACTTCAGTTTTGTTTTCCAAGTGGAAAAGACGCTAGGGTATATATTTACCCCAGCCTTTGCCAGCGTATCATCGAATATATGAGATATCCAAGAAAAAGCGAGGCCCTGAGGAACTGCTGGAAGGCCATGAGCCAGGAAGACCGTGACAAGAGGGCCGCTGGCCTTAGAAAGCTGGGGATAAAGCGTGCTATCAACCGGGTTGGGATGCCGTACGGGGACCTTACGGTCGTATCCTCGGCGGGAAAGAACAAGCATGGCCACTATATGTGGAACTGCTCCTGTGCCTGTGGGGGCGTCCGAGTAGTTTCTGGCCATCAGCTTAGGGACAAGAGGGTTACAAGCTGTAGGGCCTGTGCCTTGAGGAGAATATCCGAATTCCATAAGACGCACGGTAAAACCTGTAGCCCAGAATATGCAATGCTTATGAGAGCGAAGTCCCGTGCAGCCCGCAGTGGCGCTAAGTTTGACCTGACTTTGGACGATGTGGTCATCCCTGCATTATGCCCCGTGTTTGGGACTCCATTAGCTCTCGGGACGGTTAAGGATAACGATAATAGCCCGTCTTTGGATAGAGTTAACAATGAAGGGGGATATGTGCGGGGGAATGTCTGGGTCATAAGCAAGAAAGCGAACCTGATAAAGAACAGCAGCACCCTTCCCGAGCTTAAGATGCTGGTCTCAGCCCTTGAGCACAGGCGGCAGCCAGTAACGAGTGTGTCGTCAAATGTCTAGCAGCCCTGTCCAGGCCATCAACCCCTCTACGGTGACGGTCACCGCCACGCCGGAGCCCGTGTCTTATGTTGTAGACAACTCCAACACCAAGGATGTCAATGACCTAAGCGACATCCAGGTATCCAGGCCCTCGAACTCCCCCGTGCAGCCCATCCTCCTTCCTATCCGGGGAGAGAAGCGCTTCATCCCCGAGGACCCCCTGGCCCTGCTGGGGCAGTCGGCCCAGACATCGAGCGCCTTCGGCCCCTACGCCCAGAACGGGGCGGCGAACGCCTCCTTCTTCACCACGGCGGCCACGGAGCCGTTCACGGACTGGGTCACGGTACGGGTCCCCCACCGTGGGGTATCCTCCAGCTACAGCACCTCCTCCCCGGCATACGACCCGCACCTGACGGCCACCTACAGGTTCCTCATCAACCCGAACACCGCCCAGATATCCAGGAACACCGAGGACTCCCAGGCATTCGCCCGTGGGGGATGGCAGTTCGGGGTATGGGGGGAGGGGCTTATCCATGTCGCTATGGCAGGCCACACCCCCGGCTACTACTGGGCGAAGGGGCTGACGGACGAGTATGCCTACTTCACCGAGTCATGGAGGAACCTCCAGCAGCTAGTCATCGTCTTCGAGAACAACGGCTACTGGTTCGAGGGCGAGGAGGCCAACGAGGGGCCGCTTGCCCCAGGGTTCACCCGCAGGCGCATAAAGAAGCACCAGGATATCCAGCTCGTGGCCGCCAACTACATCTGGTACGGGATGTTCGACAACCTTACCGTCACCCTGGACGCCGAGCACCCCTACCGGGCGGAGTTCAGCCTCTCCTTCCTGGCATGGAAGGAGCGCACCAGGCAGGGCTCCCCCTATAGCCAGTGGGGGATACAGAACAGCACGGAGAGGGGGCACTCCTACAGTGCGGTCTCCTCCCCCGGCGCAGTCCTGGTACCGCCGAGCAATGCAGGGCAGCTAACGGCGCTGCCTCTCTCCCTGTCCCCCAGCGGCCTGTCCTCCCTCTCCTCCACCACGCCCTCGGTCATCATGGACTCGGGCCCCCAGATTCCTCCGGCCAGCGGCAGGCCAGCATCCTCTCCCCTTAGCGGCCTGTCTTCCCTTCTCTCTACCGTATCCTCGGTCGTCAAGGGCTCGCGCTCCCTGGCGCTCCCGTCCGCCCTCTCGCTATCCCCTGCCGTGGCATCCGAGGGGGCATCCCAGTACCTTGTCTCCGGGGGCAGCGGCAGTGCTACCCCCAACCTGGGCCTGTTCTCCCCTAGCGAGGTGTTTGCATAATGGGAGACTTCCTCGGCATCGAGACCCCGAGCACCGTCCGGCAGCCCGAGCAGGTGGAGCCCCCCATGGCTTCTTCCCCTGCCTCTTCCAACAGCATCAGGAACATAGCCCAGACGGTGCAGGAGAGGGAGATAGTCAAGACCTGCCCGGACGTGGTGGTGTACATCGAGGGCAAGCCCTATATCACCAACCCCTTCATAAACCTCAACGACTCCAGGAACCAGTCCAACTCCCAGTCCACGTCCGTGCCGTTCAACGACTACATAGACTCGTTCTCGGTGTCCTACCAGGTTGACAACCTTGTCCCGACCGCCAGCTTCAGCCTCAACATCCCGGCCAGCCGCAAGTACCTGTTCCAGGCACCGGGGGGCAACAATATCCTGGAGCCTATGATGCAGGTCCAGGTGTTCGCCAAGGGGTACTTCTTTGCCCAGAACGGCAATACCCTCTACTACCGTGTGTTCAAGGGCCTTATAACCAGCGTCTCCTATACGGACACGGGCACCGCCCTCCAGGTAGCGGTCAGTTGCAAGGGGACCATGCACTTCCTCGACCTGATGTACGTGGACCTCCAGACCTCGCAGATTACCAACTCCCCCACGCCCGTCACGCCCTTCAACAGCAACCAGTACTTGATGAGCCCCTACCAGATGCTCGCCGACATATTCACAAGGTCCGTCACCTTCGAGGGCTTCCAGCTAACCTCCATACAGCAGGACAGCCTGAAGGCCGGCACCTCCGACTGGAAGGACTCTGTCAAGGCCCAGTTCATCAGCAGGTGGCAGACAATCCTCACCAACGTGACAAGGGACGTCCGCATCCTGGGCTACGGCTACCAGGACATCACCGGCCTCCAGGACAGCCAGGCCCAGGTGGGGGTACTCTATGATACGTTCACCGCCGAGCCTAAGGACGCCGTGGGGCAGATGGCGTATAACATGCGTGCGAGCACCAACAGCCGTGTCCCCCAGAAGTCCATCATAGCCCAGGCCAGCGACAAGGACCTGTATATCAACATCATGCGCACCTACCTCCCCGACTTCCAGGTGGCCGCCGTCCAGCAGCTTGGGGGCAAGACAGTGCCCCGCTCGGAGAGGATAAGGTTCATAGCCAACCTCATAGGCTACGAGGGGTACCAGGACCTTGACGGGGCCATCGTCTTTAAGCCCCCCTACTACAACCTGGACGTCACCAACCTGGGGACGGACCCCGCTGCGCAGGGGCAGGGCGGCAGCTTTACCAGCAGTGCGACGAGCGCTGCCAGCTACATAAGGGCCAATGCCAACCCCTTCGTGGTGTACCTGAGCGAGATAGAGACGGAGACGGAGGTGGAGGACGAGGCCAATGTCAGGGCCACCCGCATGTGCGTCCAGCCAGACTTCATGAGCAACCTCCACTTTCCCTCGGCCGAGGGCCCCCAGGTGCTCCCTGTCGCCGACCATATCGACATCGCCAAGCTGGCCAAGTTCGGCCTGCGCGAGCAGCCCCTCCGCAACCTCAACTACCTCGGCCAGAACGACCTCATAGCCCTGTATACCTATGCGGTCAGCGAGCTTAACCGGGCCAACAGGGGGTACCGCACCTATACCTTCTCCATCCCCCTGCGCCCCGAGATACGGCTGGGGTTCCCCATGTACATCCCCCATAGGGACATGTACGGGTACATCAACAGCGTCAGCATATCCTACCAGCAGGGGCAGTCGGCCACCATGCAGGTAACCCTGGACACTATCCGCAGGCGTCCTCTCCTGCCTACCTACACCACTGTCACGGACGCAGGCGGCAACCAGAGGCAGGTGACCACCTATGTAAGCCAGAAGGACCTGGTGCTCGAATGGACGGTCCCCCCATCCCCCTCCGATGCCTCCTCCTCCCCTGCCCAGACTGCGCCGTCCTCGTCCGGCAGCGGCGGGAGCGCCCCCGCAGGCTCCGGGAGCACCGGGGGAGGGAGCCCTTCCACCAGCCCCCTGGTCAACCTGCCGGGCACCCCTGCCACCCTCACGCAGCCCCCCGATGCCCCGTTCCACCCGCAGGAGTGGGAGTACCTCATGTACAAGAAGGAAAAGATTGGCAACCTGTATGCCACGAGGTTCGACACCAAGGGCAAGAGCTTCCGCTTCCAGAATGATGTCGTGACCGCCGCTGACCTCAACATGGCCGCCGATGACGGCTCAACGTTCCCCAACTCCCCACCGCTTTCCCTTGGCAAGCCTTTCTTCAGCGGGGATACCTGGGGGACAGGCAGCGGCATAGACATGCGCTACTACAAGAAAATCCAGACGTGCCAGCCCTATACGGACGACAAGGGGTACGAGGTGGTAAGCCCCTTCCCGTGGGGGAGATGGATAGACGTCAACACCGCCATCCGCCACTCCAGGCAGGGCATCCTCTCGCAGAGCGCCAACCTCCAGGGGGCAGGGCAGGTGCAAAACCTGAACGTGTTCCTGTTCGCTGGCATAGCCTCCCCCGGCCAGGGCGACATCAGCTCTACCCTGAGCAAGTCGCTCAGCTCCGACCTCAGCCTCAGCTCGAACGGGCAGGCGTCCGCCTCCGGGAGCGGCTATGACTCGGTGGAGCTGGACTCGGTCATAGAGCTTGAGACGCCGCAGGCTAACTCAGTAGGCAATGATGACCTCCTGACCCAGCTTGCCCAGCCGGACATGCAGAGCAAGAGCCCCCAGTCCGGCATCAACGACATAGCGAACCGCCTCGGCGTGTTCGTCACCGGCGGGGTGTCCCTGCCAAACGTGCAGACGGTACAGGGGACGGCAAGCAAGGTGACCCCTAACCCGGCCCCGCAGTCCCCCCAGGGGACGGGGGCCCCGTTCAGCATCCCGCTCCTTACCGAGGGTACCCCCCTGGCAGGGTAATAGGTAACCATGGGCGACTACAGGCTGCCGATGTCCGAGTACACGAGGGAGATGGAGCAGTTCTCCGTCTTCGTGGGCACGGTAGCGTCCGTGGACTGGGAGCGCCATGTCTGCTCCGTGGAGGACCTCCGCTCCAAGTACGTCTACCGCGAGGTCGGGCTCATCCCCTGCTCGCACAGCTCCTACGAGTCTACCGACATACGGATGCCCGAGGAGGGGGCCCTGTGCCTGTGCGCCCCCGTGGCGCACTTCGGGGGGCACTCGCAGGTGGCCATCCTGACCTGGGTAGTGTCCCAGACCAAGCAGGCGGTGGACTCCATAGCCCGCAAGGACTTCGACACCATCCCCGGCCTCAACGAGCGCAAGCGGGGCAACTACCGCAAGGCCTGGGCAGGGGACCAGGCATCCTCGTTCGTGGGCGGGTACTCCGAGAGGACAGGCTCCGGCTGGGACAGGTCGTCGGGGGGCTTCGACAGAGAGGACGTGGACGCCGACAGGCGCACCTGGACTACCCTCACCTCCCGCCACGTGGACTACTCGGACGCCGGGCTGGGGTTCGAGGGCCCCGCAGTCCGCCTGGACGCCACGACCGTCAACCCAGCGTCCGGTGTCATCCCCACCACCATGCCTGACGGCTCCAGGGAGTATACCGTCTTCCTCCAGCCTGGGGCCAGGCTGTCCGACAGGTACCTGAAGGGCAAGCAGGACATCCTCCCGTTCACGGAGCGCGTGTCCCGCGTGCAGGAGTTCGCCCTCGACTACCCCCTGCCTCCCGAGGTCATGCAGACCGACCTCCTGGACTATGTCCTCGGCACTACCCAGGACCCGTGGAAGAGGACTACCCTCTCCTCCCAGGGCCCGTTCCAGGTGGACAGCGCGACCTACTTCGCCAGCCAGGCCTTCGACCACCCGACCGACACCTCCAAGCAGCCTGTCGGCCCGACCCTTGGCGAGGGGGCGACCCCGGCCCGCAAGGGCTTCATCCTGGAGCGGGCCGAGGGCACCCTTATAGGCTGGAACAGGTTCGACCAGGGCACCTATGGCCTGGCGCTCAAGCCTGTCCTCTCCGCCCTTACCACCAACCAGGACACCAACGGCGGCGGCCGCTTCGGGGCGGACTTCCAGAGCGGGTACAACCCCGTGAAGGACTCTACCGACCATGACGAGGCCCGCCTGGCCGCGTCATGCTACTCCGTGCGCTTCCCCAGCGAGTACAACACCACCCGCTGGGACGTGACCAAGGAGGGCATGCTGACCTTCGAGGTCGGCAGCACCATCCCCAGGGAGAATACCAACTTCCCTGCCAACCCTGCCCCCAACGGCATCTACGAGCACCCGCATGGGGCCGGGAGGAGCGTGGAGGGGCACATGGTCGGCTCCCTCAAGCTGGTCGTGGGCAAGAACAGGGACGAGGAGGACTCGATAGACCTCCAGGCGCTCGGGCAGAGCGTGCTGCGCCTCGGCTGCGACGATGCTACCCTGCCGGACTCCGGGCGCAAGGTCCTGACCCAGAACAGGCAGAACAGCGATGCCGTCCAGAGGAGGGCCCTCCAGTACTGGGATGCCAGCCACCGCAAGCTGAAGGGCATCGGGGACGCAGGGACGCTTGAGAACAAGCTCATGGCGGAGGCCATCAGCCTGAGGATGGCGACGGACGGCGGCGTGGTGGCGAGGCTCGGCGCACGGCGGGACAGCGAGAGCCCCGTGGTGATGCGCAAGCACCTTATGAACGGCTACTCGGACGGGCCGGGGAAGAACTTCAGCCCCACGGAGAAGAACTCCCATAGCCCCGGCCGCCCGGTCTACCCCTCGCCTGGCGACAAGACCTACCGGTTCCACGACCTGACCGTGGCGGGGCAGCCTACGGGCAGGGGGTTCTCGCCCTACAACTCCTGGCTGGGTAACCCCGTGTCGCCGGGCATGGACCTGCACGGCAAGTCGCTCGACCTGCACGCCGTGCGGGACGTGCTCCTCCGCATCGGCAAGAACCCGGCCTCCTGGCAGTCGCTCATGCTGGACCTGGACGGCGGCGTCGTGCTGGCGGCGGGGAAGGACCAGCAGGGCAGGTCGCTCACCGGGGCGCTGGACGGCGGCGTGGAGATGACCATCGGGCAGTCGAGCGCCAAGAAGGGGCTGCGCCTGGAGATTACCGGCGACGTGGACATGATGGTCTACGGGAACTATCACCTGAACGTCACCGGGGACATCATCATGGAGGCCACCAACTTCCGTAAGATTACCAAGATAGCCGACATCAAGACAGCGCAGACTATCCATGAGGTGGCGCTGAGCCTGCACACGACGGAGGCCCCGGACATCCAGAACAACGGGATAAGCTACCCGTACCAGGTGTCGCCTGACCCTGGAATCGACCCGGCGATATAGGAGAGTATGGGAGGCGGATTCAACCAAGCACTGGCGAGCGCCGAGCTTTGGCCCATCAAGGCCAAGAAGAAGGTCGTCAACTGGAACCCCCTGGGCGACCCGACCGTGGAGAAGTTCTACCACAAGGCCATGGAGGACGGCCGTGCCCTGGAGACCAGCATCACGGACGCCAACCACTGGCTCATCCAGCGCCGTAACCAGCTCATCAACAAGGATATCCCCCACGCCATCAACTATATCGCCTCGGCCACCCATGCCGAGCCCGACAACCCGATAAAGGCCATCCTGCTCGCCAAGGACGTTATCACCTTCATGAAGTTCCTGGTGAAGATGCAGCAGGAGGTCGTGCAGCTCATCCAGGCGATGGTGCAGAACATCGGCATTATCGAGTCCATGCTCCAGAACATCGTGCAGAACATCCAGGCGAACCTGAACGCCATCGCCAGCCTGCTGCACGACATCTGCAATTGGGCGCTCCCGGACCTGCCCAGCATCCCGAACCTGTTCGCGGACACCATCTGGCACTGGAACGGGTTCAACTTCTTCCCGCTCTCCTCCTTCGTGCCGCACATCAAGTTCGATGCGAACTTCGCCTTCGGGCAGTGCCAGCTCCACGTGCCTAACGTCAACATCCTCAGGAACTTCCCCAGTAACCTGTCCAACTACAACGGGCTGACGTTCGGCACGCCTGTCTTTGTCCCCCCTCTGGGCGGGATTATCCCCAACACGGGCACCAACCTGAGCGACCCGGCGTTCATCCAGAAGATGCAGTCCACCCCGACCCCCCCTTACCTGACCGGCGACCATACGTACAGCCTGCCCTTCAACCCCCTGAACACCTCTGCCAACACAGGGGGCACGACGGGCCCCGGGCCCGGGGGCCTGAGCAACGTGGACGGCTCCGCAGCCGCCAACCCTAACGGGACGGTCCCCTCCATGCTCGGGAGCCTCCCCAACCCGAACATGGTCATCTCGGCATACCAGATGCCCCCGTCCGAGTACCAGGGCAATATCGTCAGCATCGTGCCGTCCGTGCAGACGCCTGCCGTGCCCGCCACGCCTGCCACACCCACCACCCCCGCTGCCCCCGCTGTCCCCCCGTCCCTCCAGTCAGGGGCGCTCGGCAGGGACGTGGTCGAGCCTACCGACCCAGACTACTCCAGCCCCGACCTCGTCACCCGCCAGGCGAACCTGCGGGCGGACCTCGTGCGCTACGTGACCCTGGGCAACGTGGTGGACAGCGGCTACGACCCCATCCTGACCTCCGCCTGGCTGTTCTATGTCGGCGGGGCAAGGGCAGGGAGGATGGGGCAGTGGATTGCCAGCTTCCAGGCGGCCTACCAGCAGTACGTGCAGCCCTCCCTGGACTACCTGGCCAGCGGCCCCGTGCCCTGGAACAGGGTGCTCTCCGGCACCGGCCTCAGTGCTGGCCCGCAGGCAATCCCCCTCATAGCGGCCATTGCTGCCATGGGCCCCATCGCCCAGGGCAACGCCCTGTGGAGGCTGTCCTATATCGAGGCTGCCATACTAGGCTACCCGCGCAACACCCGCTGGGATGCCTATGCCGACCTCAACTATACCGGCAGCTTCACGGGCACGGACCTCGACTACTCCTCCGTGGCCATCGACTACACCTCCACCACTACCGTCACGCTGGGGGAGGGGGAGGCGGCCTACCCCGTGCAGTGTACCTTCCCCTCGGCGATAGGGAAGGTCCTCCAGCAGGTTATCGCCATAGCCGACAGCAGGATACGGCTGGACGCCTCCTACCAGAGCGTCTACCCCCAGTGGCGCTATACCTACAACCAGTTCGCCATCGCCGCCCCCGTGGACAGGTTCACCCAGTTCTGGAGGACGTTCAACGGCAGCCTCCAGAGCCTCCTCCTGACGGACCCCTATGTCGTCCAGTTCGTGTGCGCCTACGAGGCGTCCCTGGACTCCGCCATAGACCCGCTCGGGGACCTTGCTATCTACAGCACCGTCAGGACGGACGCCAACAGCAGGAGCCGCTCGTGGGTGCCGGGCTCCCCCCTGCTCGCCGTCCCGGTCGCCCCGGTAGTGGTGTACTCCAGCGATGCCACGGAGGCAGACCCGGACAACAACGGGTGGCCGGGGGGGGTGCTCAACCCTGTCGCCTACCTTGCCCGCCCGGACATCCAGGGGCAGCCTATCCCCGTGCAGGCGGCCATGCTAGGGTGCAACGAGGCGGCAAGTAACCTGATGGCGCTCAAGGGCAGCATGATGTCGCTGGCCGCCACGGCCATCGACAGCGTCCAGCAGCAGATTCAAGGCCTGTCCAACTTCGGCTTCCAGGTGGAGAGCGCCAGCGCGGTGACCGAGGTGCCCCCCGGCACGGGCGGGGCGCTTGTCCAGTTCGACTCCATAGACTTCGACCTGACCGGCTATGTGACCAGCGAGACGAGCTTTACCATCACGTCGGCAGGGGCGTACGTCATTACCGGGCAGCTCATGTGGGGCAGCGGGGGCGTAGGGGTAAGGACAGTCAATGTCTATGATACCTCGGGCTCCCCCCCGGCCACCACGGTCGTGGCCACTGCCTCCACCCAGCCCAGCCAGGCAGGGCCGGTCACCCTGCCCTTCAGCGCCCAGCTAAACCTCGGCCTGGGGGACGTCCTCACGGTGGTCGCCACCCATAGCCTGCCGGTGGCCCAGGACATAGAGGCGGGCAGCATCCTGAGCTGTGTCCTGTACTCCTCCTCCGAGCCTGTCCCCACGCCCCCCTCTCCCTCCACGGCCGGCACGCAGGTCTTTACCGCCGATGCCGACCTGGGGGCGCTCACGGCGGTATACGTGGCCCCTGACGGGGGGGTAATGCCCGTGGACCCGACCTCCGTGTCCCAGGGTAGCCCTCCCTTCTCCTCCGATGCCTACCCCTTCGTGGACGGCATCACCCTCAACTCCGCCACGGCAGGGAGCCCCGTTACCGTGGCGACAGGCTACGGCTCCCCCTTCCAGGTCCCTGGGGCAGGGTTCGTGCAGGGCGGCCTGCTCTATGCCGGGCCGGGGAGCGCCAGCCCCCCTGCGGGGGTAGGCACGGTCACCCAGGACTACCAGGGCACCGTACTTCCTAACTGCTCATGGGTAATATGTGTGGGAAGGGCACTGGACTCGGAGGACTTTGTCTACGAACCACATTTGCCAACTCGTGTTGTAATGTCTTTCTAACCTCTTAATTATGAGAGCAGTAGCCTTCTACCGTTATCCTCATCCCATGGTCCCCAAGAAATGGGTCTATACGGGCCAGACTGTTGACCCTGCTAGGCGGGACATTACTCACCGCCTTGGGAGGGACGGCTTTGGCCGTAGGTTCAAAAGGCTGTTTCCAGGCATCAAGCTGCCCGAGATGGAGGTCGGATGGCATGAGCCCGTGACGGATAGGCTAAAGGCCAAGCTAATAGAGACCGAGGGGATGTTCCGGTTCCATACCTGGCGGGGGTATCCTGGCGGCATGAATCTGACCTTGCCGGGACTTGTTGACTATGAGAGCCTAGGTAAGCTCGGGGGCAGCATCAGTGGCCATATTACGGGTCTTGCCCAAGGCAAGAAGAATGTCGAAACTGGGCATATAGTGAGACTTGGGCGTTCCCAGGGCCGTAAGAATGTCGATACTGGCCTTCTAGCCAGGGTAGCACCGCTCGGGGGACATATAGGCGGGCATATCTCGGGGAGAATGAATGTGGAGAGAGGTCACCTCGCCAGCCTTAGGACACCTGAGCACCAGAGAGAGGCTGCCCACCAAGCAGGCCTCAAGACAGTCGCTCTTGGTATTGGTATCCATGCTCCAGGGGTGGCTGCAAAAGGCGGAAAGACCACTGGTCCAACTAATGGTCACAAACTTGGCAAAAGTGGCATCGGTAACTGCCTCCGCTGGAACGTCCGCCGTGGCAAGCCCTGCACCTGCGGGCACCACTCCTAATTTCAGAAGTGCTGATATGTAGTCCTTCTAGGACAAAACTACTGATATCTTCCAGTTTTCTCCAGGTTTCCCCCCCGCAAGCCCCCTTTGCGGGGTATACTACTTGAAGGAGGACGCACAGGTTGGACAGGCTTAGGACCACCATTGCCGCCCTGGTATTATCCGGCACGGCCCTGGTCTCTGCCGGGTCCCCGGCCCAGGTAGTGTGGGAGTCCAGGGGCAAGGCCTCCTCCTATGGCAGGGAGAGAGCGGGGCACAGGACCTCCAGCGGGGAGGTGTTCAACCCCCGCAGGCTTACCGCCGCCCACCGTACCCTTCCCTTCGGCAGCATCGTCCTGGTCACCAACCTGCGGAACGGCAGGCAGGTGGAGGTCAGGATAAACGACCGGGGGCCGGGGTACCCTAACCGCATCATCGACGTCTCCTCCGCCGCAGCCCGGAGGCTGGGGTTCGACGGCCTTACGGACGCCTCAATCCAGGTATTATACTACGGGGAGACGGCGGGCTACAGCTACCTTGCCCTGCTCTGCCGTGCGGGGGAGGGCAGGACGCTGCCGTGCTCCTCCTACTTCGTCGCCCCCGGCCATGAGGAGGAAGCCTATGAGGCTCATTATCTTGCAGGAAGAGCTTTACGAGTATCTATGCTACGTCGTAGAGTCGTACGCCAAGAGAGGCATAGACCCAAGGGAAGGGCTCTCGCTCTATCATCTGCACAGGGCGGTGAGGAGTACCCCCGAAGTGGACGAGCGGCAGGCGGCCAAGCTGGCCATCGGCGCGGACGGCAACGCCTCCCTGTCGGTGGATAGCCAAGCTAATCCCCCACAGCAGCCTCCTCCGCAGGAGCCTCCTTCTCCTCCTCCTTCCGAAGGCAAGGAACTGAACAGCGGGGACCTTATTAAGGGCTGGTAAATGGGAGAGATAAAGTACCCTATCACCGTAAGGAAAATCAAGTACTCTGAGCCTGTCCAGACATCGTACCGCAGGGTCGGCATGTGGGTCAAGGTGCGCCCCTGCGCCGAGGACTGCAAGGGGAAGACCTTCCTGGGCGTCTACCTCGGGGACCTGACCCTGTCGAGCTTAGTGCTGTACTACCCGAAGACCAAGGTGCTGGAGGTATGCCCGCACCAGAACCCTGCTATCTTCGTTCCCGACCTGGGGCGTATCGTGTGGGGGTGCGAGTCGTGGTGGGGGGAGGTCGAGGGCCCGGAGGACCTCCGCCAGATTACCGATGCCGACATCCAGAACGTGTGGTATGTCAGGGCCCTAAAAGAGCTGTCAAAGGCGGGCTCCCCAGGAACTCCGCCTCCTCCGCCAGCCTCCGCCTGAGCAGCCCGGCGACCACCTTACCGCCTACCTTGTCCCACCGCTCGAACTGCCTTGCCGCGTCCGGAAGGTCGCCCTCGTTGACCAGCCTGAGCAGTGTCGAGTGGTCGAAGTTCCACCTGCCGCAGTTGAAGGTAAAGTCGGTCAGGGCATCGAACTCCCCCTGGGTGGGCTGTATGCCCACCATCGCGTTGACTTCCCCCTCTGCCCAGGCATAGTCCTGCTCTAGCCACTGCTCCGCCTGTGCCTGCGTGCAGGCCATGCCGGGCCCTACCCCGCTCCCTGTATGCCCGTACCCTATCGTCCAGATGCCTCCCAAGTCCTGGTATGACTCCAGGCTCAGGCCCTCGAAGCTCTCGGTTAGCTGTATCCCTTTCCTGGAGTAGGTCATAGGCGGGACTATCATATGCCCTCCCTATACCGCCACGTCCAGGTAGGCGGTGTCCCTGCCAAAGTCCACGCTCACCACCATGCTGCTGGTGACGTCCTCCGAGCCAGGGTCCGGCGTGTATATGACGGATACCACCCCGTTGGCGTATGACAGCCCGGCCGGCAGGAAGCCTACCAGGCTGGTGGGATAGTTGGGGTTGCCCAGGGCATAGTTGTCCGCCAGCATCAGGCCATCCTGGAGGAGGAAGGTCATCCATAGCGCCAGCTCCGGGGTGCTCTCGTCCAGTATGGCCATGGACGCCCTCCCGAGCAGAACCAGCCCGTAGGCAGGGAAGGCCGGGGAGGTGCCCCTGTACGGCCCGGGCGGCTCCGTGTACCAGGAGGCCACGGAGGGGGGGGAGTCCTCTACCCCTGACGTGTAGCGGGAGCCGTTGGCTGCGAACCCCGTATGCCCATTGTCCTCAGGGAAGTAGAAGCTGTCCTCCCCTGACTGCTGGATGAGGGCCGTGGCGGTTATCGGCTGGTTGCCGTAGGCGTAGGGCTGGGCTTGAAGGATTGCCATCTCTAATCCTCTGACTTTGCTCCTACTAATTAGATGCGAAGTCAAGGCGGAGAACTATGCTTGAGTATCCCTCGGTAGTTTCCAGGACGCTTGACCCGGCCGGCAAGAGCCTGCTGACCGTCGTGGCCCTGCACGACCATGAGATTTCCGATGCGGACGTCAACCTCATCCAGGACCTCCAGGGCTACAAGCGGCACCAGGTGCTCAAGGACGGCCCGGCGACCTCCGGCTGCCTGACCTGGAGCCCCCTTGCCTTCAGCACCTCTGTCCCCAACACTTTTACCGTCCCCTCCTTCGACGTCCTGTTCAGCGGCGAGGAGGTCACGGTGACTGGCTACCTCTCTGCCGACCAGGCACTTAACCAGGTCGTCCTTCCCCCTCCGGCCCCCTGGCCCTCGTCCGACGAGCCAGCCAGGGTATACGTCGTCTTCCTGGAGCTTTGGTACCAGGCGCTAGACCCTACCACCGGGGCGGGGTACTACTCCGTCACCGACCCCGTGACCGGGGCCATCTCCAACTTCTTCTGGCCCTACGGCTGCATCAACCCCGACCCGAGCCTCTACGAGTCCATGCCTGACGACTCGGTGGACATCTTCGGCAGCCTTACCGCAGGCGGGGGCCTCTACACCACCCAGCGTGCCCAGATACAGTGGAGCATGAACGTCCAGCGCGTGGGCCTGAGCTACGACTTTACCAGGTACCGCTACGGCCTTGACCCGGTCGGGACCGGCCCCCTCCAGGCAGTCTACTCGCAGGCCGCCCAGCCCTCCCCCATCACGCTGGACGCCACCTACCAGTTCCAGAACCTCGGGCCCGTCACGGGGGACACCGGGCTATGGAGGGCGGGCAACGGCAGCCCCACCAACTCCCTGGGCACCCTGGACGGGTACAGCTATGCCATGCCGGTCGCCGTGGTCTTCCAGCGCAACAGCGGCATCTTCAGCCTGGGCTCCAACATCTTCGGGTGCGCCAGCGCCGGGACCTCCGACTCCGGCACGCTCGCCACGGGCATATCCGGGCGCTTCGACCTCCGCCTGGCCGACCAGGTGTTCCCGGACGACACGGTGGACACGAGGCAGTCCGTGAGCCTGGACGGCTGGGACTACGAGAAGCTGTCCGGGGAGGGGTTCACGGACATCATAACCGGCAGCCTCAGGTCGGCTATCGGGCGCGGGAAGCCCCCCGGCATGAGCCCGTACGACCTCGGCTCGGCGCTCGACTACTATGTCTCGGTAGCCTCGGCCATTATCCCCAACACCAACACGGTAGGGGCGTTTGACGGGTTTATGAACGGCTTCAGCTCCGACCAGAGGACCTTCTACGTCACCAAGCAGGTCAGCATCTACGGCACTCCCAGCACGCCCCAGAACCCTGACGGCACCTCGGGCACGATAGGGAAGTCCGTGGGCACCGCAGGGGCGTCCTGGTCCCAGAACGATGCCTTCACCATCTGCCTGCCCTCGGCATCGACCACCGTCTCCGCCTCCGCTACCATCACCTCCGCCTTCGTGCAGGGGCTCAATACCCCGGTGGGGGGAGGGGCCAAGGTCCCCGTCAGCCTCCTGTCCGGCGCACAGGTGCTAGTGCAGGGCCTCAACTCCCGCACCATCGTGGTGTCCTTCCCGCAGAACCTCTACGGCACGCTCTATGACCCAGGGGCCAGCAACATCTATGTCACCCTCGGCATCACCTACCCGGCAGGCGGCAGCGCCAGCCTGGTCAACATCCCTGCCGCCGTGGACGGGGGCTCCCTCTACGACGGCATCACAGGCAAGGCCCTGCCGGTCTCCGGCGTCTCCGAGTATGCCATCCAGGCACAGCAGATAGCCCCGCTGGCCTACCAGGTGTGGTCCTACAACCCCGAGTACTCCAGCGTCCAGTTCGGCACCAGGGTATGGGTCCGGGTGGCAGGCTCCAGCGGGGTCCAGCAGACGGTCGCAGGGGGGGTCACTACCACCTTCGTAGTCCCCACCCAGGGCATCAGCGGGCAGGTCAACGGCCTGTACGTGGTCGGGGCCTGGGACCTTGCCACCGGCAGCCCCTACGCCATAGCCTCCAGGACGATAAGCGGCACCAACTGCATCGTCACCATCCAGGCACCCGTGGCCTCCGCGTCCACGGTGGTCATGTCGTTCATGGCCCAGGACACCGCCCAGATAGCCTATAACCCCTCCGTCATGGGGGTAACCCAGATAGAGGAGACGGTGCTCTTCGGAACCTATGCCCATACCCCTAGCTCCCCTGCCAACTCCCCTAGCCTATGGACAGACAGCAGGGTCGTGGTGGAGTCCGTCTCCTATGACAGCGCCTCGGGCGCGAGCACCGTGGTCCTGGCAGGCAACCGCTGCACCATCAAGGGCATATCCGGCAACGACATCGGCAGGCTGGTATGGGTCCAGGACCAGCTAGGCAACCTCAATGCCGTGCCTGTCTCCACGGCCAGCTTCAGCAACGGCTATGCCATAGTCGTGGTGCCGGGCACCAACCTCGACCAGGCGCAGGGGGGCAGTGCCTTCCTGTTCGTGGGCTCCATCCTCCCGGCCCTCTCCCCGTCCTCTGTCCTTACGGTAGAGGAGCGCTATGTCCCCTACCAGGGCGAGGGGGTCGAGGGCCATACCTACGAGGTCCTGTATGCCTCCGACAATGCCCTGATTACCACCAACGGCACCGGGACGGCCCCGGTCATAGGGCTGGCGGACGTGTTCCCCTACAACCGCCAGGTCCCCATCTCCACCACCCTCCCCTCCCAGGTGGGGTGGCCGGACGCCACGCTCGCCAACACCCCGCTGGCCACCCTGTTCGACTCCAACTACGTGGCGATGCGGCAGGGCAACGTGGAGACGGTGTTCGAGGCACCGCTGCACACCAATGACTTTATCCTGCCCGTCAACCGGGACATCAGGAAGCAGATACAGCTCCTCCAGGGCGGGAGCGGGGGCAGGGGCTTTGCCAAGGCCCTCCCGCATGTCGGCTTCGCCATCGAGCCGCCTGTCCCCAGGACCGTGCTGGGGCAGAACCTACAGTCCACTACCGCCCCCATCGTCCTGTACGTGAACAACGTCGGGGGCAACGACAGCAACAACGGGCTCACCCCCCAGGCTGCCAAGCTCACCATCACCGGGGCGGTCAATGCCCTTCCCCCTGTGCTCCGCCACCCCTGCTCTATCCAGCTTGTCACCACCGGGGTGCCCTACACCATCGCCAATATCTCGTCCTCCCTCCAGATTATAGCCCTGGGAGACGGGACGATAAGGACGGCAAAGTGGTACGCGCTCGCCAACCTGGCCTTCAGCATCCAGGAGGAGGGCAGGGTCGTAATCACCAGCACGGCCAACGCTACCCTCCCCATCACTATCGACGCTACGACCTGGACAGGGTTCGGGGACGGCCCGACCTCGGCCTTCTTCGTCAACAACAGCCGGGTGCTGTTCAATAATATCCTGTTCCAGGGCTTCGTCAACCCTGCTGTGTACGGCATAGATTCGGACATCGAGTTCGTAGGCTGTTTCTTCAACAACAATGCCCAGGCAGGGGGGTTCGAGCAGGGCAGCGGCGTGATAATGACAGGAGGGAGCATGTCCCTGCCCATGGGAGGCACCGGGTTCGTGCTCTCCCAGTCGGAGCTGACCGTCTCCGGGGCACTCCTGGCAGTAGCCACCGGGGCAACCCCCGGGGCCTTCTTCACGGCGGAGCGTTCCTCCTGTGTCAACCTGTCCCAGCACCAGGCATCGCAGGAGACAGGCGTGCTCCCTACCACGGTGATAGCCTATGCCCAGCTCAACTCCAGCATCGTGGCGGACAGCACCTTCCAGAGCGCAGGGGAGGCGGTCCTGACGGCTTTGTCAGTATTGGCGAGAAGCCCGACTATAGACCCCTTCTTAGGGGGTATTCAAGCGGACGCTACTTCTTCTGTAGTAGTCCAGATATAGGGTATGACCTTTGTCAGCAAAGAACGGGCAAAAAGCAACAGGGCAATGGGACTGTGTGCATGCGGTCAGCCTCCCCGTATAGGAAAGAGGTCCTGTGAATCCTGTGCTAAGCGCATGAGGGAGGCAAGTAAGAAATATAAGGGGAGGCTGCGTAAACAGGGGATATGCCTACATTGTATGACCCATCCTGTAAGGCAGGACAGGACGCTTTGCCTGGTATGCCTGGAAAGGTCGAACAGTGCCGGAAAGACCAGACATCGTTTGCGGGTAAAGGCAGGCCTATGCTTGACCTGTCCTCAACCGGCCACTGATGGGCACCATTGTGATGACTGTGCCAAAAAAGTTAGGGAATACGACAGAGAGCGTAGCAAAGGGAAGTCTGGCCGTTTTGCCAGGAAACAGCTAAGCCTGGGTTTATGCATTGACTGCTCAAGCCCTCATATGAAAGGGAAGAGGGTTTGCCCCGAGCATGACAAGAAAAGAAGGCTTCGGGCACAGCTTGGCAGGCTTTCCCTCAAGGAGAGGATTATCTCCCACTATGGCCAGACCTGCAACTGGCCAGGATGCAACATATCTGATACTGACATGCTAACCCTTGACCATATCAATGATGACGGGTCCACGGATAGGGCAGCAGGTCTGTATAGGCGGGTAATTAAGGCAGGGTTCCCGGACACTTTCCAGGTTCTTTGCTGGAACCATCAGTGGAAGAAATGCATAAGGAAGCTCAGAGAAAGAGTCCCGCTTCCGAAAGTATAAGGATTATATGAGCCTACCCCTGCTTCCGGTATCCCCGACCGTTGCCAATATCGACGAGAGCTTCAACCTGGCGGTCAACTGGACCCCGCATGCCATCGGCGGCGGGTACGCCATGTACTCCGGGTGGAACGTCTACCTGTTCAGCCCGCCCTCTGCGGCCCTCCCCCTGACCTACTTCACCACCGGCATCCAGTACGGGGGGACGCCCAGCAGCCCTAGCTTCCAGCGGACCCTTGAGGCCGGCGACTACGCTATCAACATGGGGGCCCTGTCCTCCGACCACACCCAGTACCTTGACAGCCCCCTGTGGGACAGTAACCATACCTTCCCCCATGCCCTCACCAGCAGCCTGGTCAGCTTCAGCAACTCCAACCTCCTCCTGGGGCAGACCCTTACCATCACCCTGAGCAGCCTGTACGACGGCAGCACCGCCAGCAGTTGGCAGGTCTCCTACCAGGACGGCACCTCCTCCGGCTGGATGCCCTTCAGCAGCCGGACCGTGACCAAGGCCTTCAGCACGGCAGGCCAGCAGGTCATCACCGTGCAGGTGCTCGGCGACTTCAGCGGCAGCAACCCCCCCGTCAAGCTGACCCGCTCCTGCTCGCTCAGCGTCTTCGTGATGAACCAGGCATACAGCACCCCGTCCGAGACCTCCGTTACCGGCACCCTCGGCGTCGGCGGCGGGCAGGGGTTCGAGATAATCGACAACACCTCGGGGACGGCCACCGTCCAGCCCTACGAGGTCGTGGCCAGGGGCATCGTCCGTGACATAGCCACCAACGAGCTGAAGCTGCTCGTGGCCACCAGCCGCTTCAGCAACGCAAGCTCGCTGCTCGGCACCATGGCACTGGACGTGTTCCCGCTCAATGCCCGCCCGCAGCTCAACGAGCCCATCGTGCCGCTCACCGAGGTGACCCCCGGCGACAGCAGCGTCATCCCCGTCACGATAACCACCTCCGCCCTCCCTAGCGACTCCTATATCGGCCAGCCTGCCGAGTACTTCAGGTTCATGCAGGCCACGGGCGGCACACCGTTCGTGGAGCTTGGGGCGGCCCCGAGCACCACCACCAGCAACAGCCTCTACATCTGGTCCGCCGAGGGCATGCCCCCCGGACTGGAGATGAGCAGCGACGGGACCATAAGCGGCACGCCGACCCAGCTCGGCACCTACGATGTCACCGTGTCCGCCATGGATATCAGCGTCCCCCCCTTCATCGCGGAGATGACCTTCTCCGGGGCCCAGGCCTATGTCATCCTGTCCAACCTGATAATAACCACCCTGTCCATACCGGACGCCCAGGTCCTTACCCCCTACAGCGAGCAGCTTGAGAGCACGGGGGGGATAGCCCCCCTGGCATGGTCCATCGAGGCGGGCACCCTGCCCATGGGGCTTATCCTGGACCCGAGCAGCGGCCTGATATCCGGCGTCCCCTGCACCTACAGCATGCAGGACTTCACCACCCAGTTCATCGTCACCGTGCAGGTCCGGGACTCCGTGGGGTCCCTGGCCTCCCGTACCTATACCATGAGCCTCGACCCGGCCCCCCTCCAGTTCGGCCCGCTGGACCAGCCGGTCATCTATGCCGGGCAGTCCTACCGGCTCGACATCCCCGTGTTCGGCGGCTACCCCCCTTACTCCCTTGTCTCCTTCACGGACGACGGGATGGCCGCTGACGACCCTACCAGCTTCCAAGCGCTGGTCGGCGGGGGTGGCACGTTCGAGTTCCAGGTCAATGTCTCCGACTCCAACGCCGGGGTACACAGCTTCACGGTGACGGTAGACGACTCCAGCTCCGGCTCTGTCACCAAGACGTTCTACTACACCGTGGGGGAGCAGGTAAGCCCCTTCGGGGTAGTGGAGGCGGCGTTCGACTACCAGTGGGGGATTGGCGATACTGTCTCCGAGGGCCACGACATAGCCGGGTCCCTCGGCGGTTTCCTCATCAACCTGAACAACATAGTCCCCATATCGGACTTCTCCAGGGTCAATGGCCTGGCGGTGACGGTGGTGCCCACGGGGCCCGTGACCCTTTCCCCCCCCTCCCCTGCCACCGCCCCCCTGGTCGAGGTAACGGGGCCCCCCACCGCCTTCTGCAACTCCGAGGCGAGGGCAGGCATCCCGCTTACCAACGGCTCCCATGTCGTGGCCACCGTGGTCCGGGAGTTCGAGCTGCTCACCCACAACAGCGTCTCCGACATGGGAGGAGAGCTAATCTACCCGCGCCCGTACCTTACAGGGGACTTCGTCGGCATGTACCCTCCGAGGCCCTACTTCAACTCCCCCGAGGTCAGCACCTTCCCCGTAGGCAACAGCCCCCCTGTCCCCCTTATCTCCAGGGTCCAGTCAGGCTCCTCGCTCCCCCCGGGCCTCTCCCTTGACCAGGTCACGGGGCTGGTATACGGCACGCTGACGGGCACCTTCGGCACGCCGACCCCCCCGGCCGTGCCGACCCAGTCCGCCAGCATCGCTACCCCGCCGCACATAGGGGCGACCGCCACGGCAGGGGTGCAGTACTATGTGACCAACAGCAATGTCCTGATATCCGTGCTCTACACGGGATACTCGCAGTCAGACCCCAACCTGCCGGTCATCAAGAACACCCTGGCGGGGGCAACGGTGGGCTCTCCGACCGTGCCTAACACCACGGCAATCGTGGACGTGACGAGCAACAGCTTCGTCATGCAGTACAACTACCTCGCTACTTCCGCAGGCACGGACGCCATAAGCCTCGTGCAGGGCGGCACGGTGTTCGACACCGTGGTCATCGTAGTCGGCGGCCCTGCCCTGTCCGCCACCGGGCTCAACCCTACTACCAGCATGCCGGCCTCTACCGTGAACGGCACGGGCGCAACCCTCAACCCGCCTGTCACGGCCACCGGGGGAGCCCCTCCCTATGCCTACACCCTGACTACCAACGCCGGAAGCACCACCCCGAACACCTTTACCATAGTAAACAACGGGACGGCCAATGCCACCCTCAAGGTGCAGAACTCCGCCGCAACGGCAGGCAACACCCTGACCTGGAGCGGCACTATCCAGGTGACGGACTCGGCCAGCGCCATGCAGACCGTCACGGGCACCTATACCGTCAACGTGGTGTCCAGCGCCTCCCCGCTCACGGTAAAGGGCCTCAGCTCGTCCACGGTGTTCCTCCCCAACCAGAGCGGCACCATACCTCCCCCGGTCTCGGTCACCGGGGGCACGGAGCCGTACAGCTACAGCATGTCTTTTATTGCCGCAAGCTACCTGCTGTCGATAAAGAACAACAACACCGCCAACGCCGTGCTCTTCTTCAGCGGGGCGGCATCGGGCGTCTTCCCGGCCCAGGTAAGCGTGACGGTCACCGACAGTGCTGGCAACATCGGGCAGGCCGTCGGGGATGTCTCTATCGGCATCAATACCAGCGGCGGCAGCGGCGGCGGCGGGCCCGCGCCCCTCTCCATCCAGCCTGCCTCCGGGACCTACTCGGTGCTCCAGAATACTACGCCCTCCTTCAACGCCCTTACCGCCATGAACGGTACACCGCCCTACACGTGGACTAGCTGGAATGTGGGCGGCGTCTTTACCGGCTCCGTCTCGGGGGCCTCGGTAGTAGCAACCCTGGGGCAGACCTATACCTCCCAGCAGGGCACCACCTGGGGGGCCACGGCCAGCGGCACGGTGACGGACTCGTCGAACCCGCCCCAGACGGCCTCATCGACATCGTCGTTCTCGGTGCAGATTTACCAGGGATAGGGGGGTCGGCACGACAGCGAGGAAAAGGGAATGAGCAGCAACACAAGCGTCATCGAGTACGTGGACTCCTACGGGACCGTGCATGGCACCGCTACCATAAACTGGGACACGCAGGCCAGCGCCTTCCCCATGACCGCCAGCCTGCCTATCGGGGCCTTCGGCTCCCCCTACAGCGGCACTATAACCACCCAGGCGTCCAACCTCTCCTCCGCCTCCGTCTACCGTGGGCACTTCCCTGCGGGCCTTGCCCTAAGCGCCTCGGGCAGCAGCGTCACCGTCTCGGGCACCCCCACCGAGGCAGGGGTGTTCGACCTGTGGCTCCAGGCCACTACCTCTGACGGCAAGATGTCCTTCATCTACAGCAGGCTGGCCATTGTCTACGCTACCCCCCTGATTATCCTCACCGACAGCCTGCCGAACATCGTGGTGAACGTGGCGTACTCCCAGACCATGCTCGGGTACGGGGGCACACCCGGCTACACATGGTCGAGCAACCTGGCAACGGCATTCCCTGCGGTGGCCGCGTATATCACCCTGGACCCCTCCACGGGGGTCCTTTCTGGCACCGTCACGGACGCCGCCCTGGAGGGCCAGAGCGCCAGCGTGACCTTTACCCTTACGGACGCCCTGGGCAATACCGCAAACAAGGCCATCACCCTTACCGTGAACAGCAGCGTCATTATCACCACCATAGCCATCCCGGCCATCACATCCGGGGCAGCCTATTCCTTTGCCCTCCAGGCGAGCGGGGGGACACCGCCCTACACCTGGGCTACCACGGCAGGTACCCTGCCCACCAGCATCACCCTCAGCTCTGCCGGGGCGCTGGCCGGCATGACTGCCGACTCCGGGTACGGCAGCCAGAGCGTTACCTTCCAGGCCACGGACTCTGCCTCGCACACCGGCATCAAGACCCTTACCGTGACGGTAGGGGTGGCCGCCGGGATGGCCATCAACACGGACGACGTAGGGGACATGTACCGTGGGGTCAACACCAACAACACGATGATAGTGGAGGGCACCTATACCCTCCCTGTGACATGGACGGTGCCGGCCAGCAGCCCCAACCCCCTGCCCCTGAAAATCTTCCTCATTCCCAGTGCCTCCAACCAGGGTCAGACGGCATCCTTGGCCGGGGAATGGGTCGGCCCTACCGGCAGCGGCTACGAGGTAGAGTTCCAGGCAAACGATGTGGCAGGGCACGTAGCTACTGCTTTGGTGGATTTCAACGTCAGTACCAACCTTGCGATAGCCACTACCTCCCCCCTGCCCAATGCCCCTACCGGGCTGACGTACAGCCAGCAGCTCAACGCTACGGGAGGAGGCTCCGTGACAGGGTCCTCCCCGGTCCTTACCTGGTCTGCTACGGACGTGCCCGCAGGCTTCCTGTTCAGCCTCAGCAGCTCAGGGCTGCTGGTAGGCACTCCCTCGGCGGGCTCCACAGGGGCCTGGACCTTCACCGCCAACGTGG